CATTTCAATGATTTCTTTTTCAGTCCACATGTTTACGCTGGACTTTATATCAATAAGAACGGATTTCGTACCCGTCTTGATCCGTCTTTGCGGAAACGGTGCGGCGAGCTCATACATTCGATTCAGCATTGCTCCGTCTAGCCTTCGATTGATTCCTTTGGGCCACGGATTTCAATCGACCTTGTCCAGTTGGTTCGCCTTTACAATCGTTCCGGCTCCTGGATATGATCGCGGTATAAAGTGACACGTTCCATGTAGTGCGGAATACGTATACATATCTTCTAATGAGACACAATCCGAACCGGTCGAAAGCATCACAATCGCTTCTTTAAAATACTCTTTGTTCAGTAGATCATCGGAGCCAACAATAAGAACCGCATCGACGCGATCCTTTAAGGACTCACAGCCCCGATTCCACTTGTCGGATAACGGGTTGTTTTTCGCCTTGACGTACTCCCATCCGCACGATTCAACAAGGTCTTTCGATTCTTTTCCTTCCGACCCAACGGCAACACGCACGAACTCAACCCCATCGATCTCCAAATCTCGGTAGTATTCAAGCACGATCCTAGAAAGGTCGTGCCGTTGCCATATTGCCGTGAGGATGCCTATTCTCATTGATGCTCTACCACTACTCGGACGCGGTAAGGAACGCCGTAAATGATTGCATCCGGTTCGGAAGCGTCCCGAATGATCTCGCCACCAAATTCTGGTCTGCAAAGTATCACATTATACCCCGTTGCGGTTATAGGGTTCGATCTGTCCGTAATCGCGGCAAGCCCCGTAGATGCGTTCGCTTGCGCCGTTGTCGGTGAGGTAGCCCAAGACACCAACGTATGCACTACCTCGCCCCCATCGCCCGTTTTGGTTGTCATAGGGCCTTGTACAAGTGTACCGCCACCGAACACCGTGTAAGGGAATGAATCCGTTTCGGCAGGATCGACCAATGCCGTAAGACCCGCCGCGTTTAGCTTCGTGTAGATGCCGTTTTGGATTGCGTTTCTTGGGTCGGTCATAACTTGGTAGCCTTTTTCATTCTAGCGATATGATCGGGACGTTCCGATTCGGCAGCCGGGTGAAGAAATGGACGCGCTGGAATGTTCGCTTTGGGTGCGCCGAACTCGTGAAAGATTGCGTAAAATACACCCGTTCCGACTCCTGTAACGTCACCCGTAACGGCTTTGACTTTTGAAGCCATTGCGGACGTTTTTTGACTTGCCACATCTGTCGATTTATTAAGGTCGCTGTGGTCACTTTTGAACGTGAGCATAATGGACGCTCTCATTGCGCCTGTATCGACTAGGTACTGAGTGTTCTTGGCTTTCTTGTCTTTGCCACGCTTAACCGGACGCGATCCATACGAATTGATATTCTCAACCGCTTTCCTCTGTACATTAATACCCGTTGTAGCCTTCGCCCGTTTAACTTGCGATTGCACCTTTTCAGCGTATGAAGAAATGTCCTTCAACGCTTTATCCAGGTTCGGTATTTTTACGGTAAAGCTCAAACTTTCTCTTCTACTCTCAATAAAGTGGTTCTATTCTTAAAGTCTACATTCTGAACCGATCTCACATCAAACGAGCGAGAACCGATCAGGAGCCGGTATCTAGGAAATAGCTCGGTATCATCGTCACCTAGATCCGACCGATACCGCATCGTTACTTCGTGCGTCACAATCTCCCTGTTCTGGTCGGCTGTACGGAGCTCACGAGCCGACAAGGGACGAAGCCGACCGTAGACCGTCTCGAGTGCAGTCCAGCTGTCAGCCGTTCGTACCCCATTCGTCCGAGTTGCCCCGTTCTTTTGGATCGAAACACGTTCCCTCATCTTTCCGATCACGTTACCACCTCCCGAACGCGGAGAACGGTCTTGTCCGATCCCGAATAGGGATGAATGACCGATTGAATCGTGAACACTTTAGAACCGAATAGAATACGAAAGCGCGGAAGCATACCGAGCGACCCGCCAAAATTCGCCCTATATCTCGTTTCTACCTCGTGCGTGAATAACGCTTCCTTCTGATCGGCACGAACAACCTCACCGCCGCCCATCGTCTTAATCCTGGCGTAGACGGTTTCAAGCGTTTCCCAATTATCCGACTTCACCCCGTTCGATCTGGTATGGGTGTTTTTCTGTATCGTTATTCTATGTCTAAGGTCACGGCTCAATATCCAATCAACCTGTAAGAGTCAACACTTTCCAGTATCGCTTCTTCTCGGCTTATCACCAGGTCGCGATTCTCATCGCCCCTTCGTTCAAATCTAAGCGCAAGCATTTCGAGCATTGCGAGCTTAATATCTTCCGGTACGTCTGTTGCCGCGTTACCGTAGCCGGCGATATAAACAATCGTGGCGGCGCGATCCCTTCGGTTCACTTCCCATCCATCGTTCCGGTACGCTACACGCGACCCTTCCACGAGCTGGTAATTCGCCGTACTCTCTACGGTCGGCACTTCCGTACCCGTCGAATCGTCGTAGGTCGTGAAGGATGTGATCGATTGAACTGGCCCACGCGGTAACGTAGCGAGTCCGTATGATATATCGTCGGAGTCCGCTTCCCACGATAGCGTCTGAGTAATCAAAGAGCGGCGCGTGTGCTGTTCAAATTTCTTCCGTACGCCCTTAATCAACAAACCCAGTACAACGTCTTGCGAAGTGTCTGAGGTGTCGATTCTAAGCCATTCTTTTGCTTCTGCCGTACTGATCGGCTCAACTGCTGGCGCGGACGTTACGGTAACGCTCATTTTTTGCCCTTCGCTTTTTTAGGCTTGGTTTCTTTTTGCTCAATGACAACAAAAAAGCCCTTGTCGAGCATTTCGTCACCAAGAGAAAGGTCAACAATATCGTCCTCTTCAAACAAAACGGTCACGCCGTTAACGATTCCGACGAACGATCTAATACACTTGCATTCCATACTATTAGAAGCGAGGTAGGGAGAGCCTTACGGGGCTCCCCCATTTCGCTATTTGATTACGTGGTGGTGTTACGTCCGTAACCTACTGCGGCGGCCTGCATAACCTTGAAGGCTGTGCGGTAGTACCACAATAGTTTAACCTGACCATAATCAGCACGAGAGAACGGATCACGCATAAACTGCAAGGTTGGATCTTCAACCTGTGCAACGTATGAGAAGTTACCGAACAGAACGGGTTTGTTGCCCGAAGCAATCGCGTCCACTTTGTTCGAGTATAGAACCTCGTGACCTAGCAACGTGTTGCCGTTACCGTCTTGGTTGTTGCTATACCGACGAATCGAAGTAGAACCAAGTAAATTAATCGCCTGTTTTGTAGCAGGTGCCATAATAAACTTGCCGGCTCCAGGGTTCTCGACGTAGA